GATATTCTAGCAGAGTTCTCTACCCAACGCAATCAGCATAATAGAACTCCATTCCAAATCGAATTCCGTGATGAGCCTACTCCACACGAAGTTGAACTTCTCACTAAGCAACTACAACAGTGGTGCAAGCTAAACGAGTTTGATGTTCGTATGTTTAAAGTTTTCAGAAACGTTGTCAAGTACGGAGACCAAGTATTTGTGAGAGACCCGGAAACGTTCAAACTCTTTTGGGTTGACATGGTTAAGGTCATCAAGGTAATTGTTAACGAATCGGAAGGCAAGAAGCCGGAACAGTATGTCATCAAAGACATCAACATCAACCTACAGAACTTATCAGTAGCACAGAAGACCAATACTGACTTTGCTGCTAACCCAGCAACTGGCTTGGGTGGTAGTGGTGGTGGAACTAACACGCCCTACACTGTTCCGGCAATGCCTTATAATACGTCAGGTTCACGATTCACTTTGGGTCAGTCGGAATCAGCAATTGATGCTAAGCATGTTGTGCATTTGTCATTGACTGAAGGACTTGATCGCTTCTGGCCGTTTGGACAGAGTATCCTAGAAAACATCTTTAAGGTTTACAAGCAAAAAGAATTGCTTGAAGACGCTGTTCTTATCTATCGTGTTCAAAGAGCACCAGAACGCAGAGTCTTTAAGATTGACGTTGGTAACATGCCATCACACATGGCAATGGCATTCGTTGATCGTGTTAAAAATGAAATTCACCAACGCCGTATCCCTTCTGTATATGGCGGGCAATCTGTAGTTGATGCTAGTTATAACCCGCTGTCAATGAACGAAGATTATTTCTTCCCTGTTACGGCAGAAGGTCGTGGATCAACAGTTGATATTCTTCCGGGTGGCCAGAATCTCGGAGAAATCGATGACTTGAAATACTTTAACAACCGTCTTGCTCGTGGTCTTCGTGTTCCAAGTTCTTATCTACCAACTGGTCCAGACGATAACACTACACCAATGAACGACGGTCGTGTTGGTACTGCGATGATTCAGGAATTCAGATTCAATCAATACTGTGAACGTCTACAGAACTATATTTGCTTGAAGCTTGACGAAGAGTTTAAGTTATTCTTGCGCTGGAGAGGATTCAATATTGATACTGGACTATTCAGTATCATGTTCAATGCTCCGCAGAACTTTGCTTCATATCGTCAAGCTGAAATGGATACTGCTCGTGTTTCTACTTTTGCTACAATGGAAGCATTCCCATATATGTCAAAGCGTTTTGCACTTGAAAGATTCTTGGGTCTTACTGAAGAAGAAATCAAGAAAAATGAAAAGATGTGGACAGAAGAAAATGCAGACGATATGCTTGATGAGCCTAAGGGATCCGATCTTAGAAACATCGGTGTATCGACGGGTGACTTCGAGGCGGACTCTGACACGGCAGAACAAATCGATCAGTCACAGGAAGACTTTGAAGGTGGACCAGAAGTGACTGGCCCAGTAGCATCTGACATAAGTGGTGCAGGTGCAGCAGCAGGCGGCGCCGCAGCAGGCCCTGTCGGCCCATAATATTAACAAACTACCCATCCTTTGTGTGACCTCCTTTTTCCGTTTACTATTAAACTAACATTTCCTTGATGTAAGTTATAAGCGTTGATGAAGTCGAAAATAGTCATAGTAACTATTTCTTGAGTATTCTCGTTAAAGAAAGTGTATAAGGTAGCATTAAAATTGGGATGCCCCTCACCGACTTGAGTGGATTTATAGTTTGGATCGTGACGATAATGATTTGGACCTGAGGTTTTCTTTACTACTTCCGCTTTCTGCTCTGATGACCACTCACTTTTCGTGTTTTTAATTTTTTCTATCACGGAAGCATTCTGAACAGGATTATGCTCCCTCATTCTATCACTTAGTTCTTTTTTCCTGTCNGGGTTATTAGCCCATGTTTTCTTAAGTTTCTCACTAACTAACTTTTTCTCTTCGTTAGGGCGCTCTTCTGCTATTTTATGTGATAATTTACTAGATTGCTCTCTTTTCTCTTCAGTCCATACTTCTTCCATTCTTTGTTTGAATGAAGAACGTTTTGACGGATGGCTGTCACCCCAAACAGTGCGACCTCCGTCACCTTCTTCGGGTTTAAGATTTGCCCATGTTTTTCTACCATTTTCATCTCTCTCATCTACAACATTCCAAAGTTCACTGTAATACCTTCCCCATTGTTTAACTTCTTCATTGGACTGACATTCTCGTAATACTTCTGTAGTAACATCATAACCGTGTTTTTTAATATGAGGTACCCAATGTTCTCCGGAACCTTTATATTTGAATGGATTCTGAACTGTTTTTCCTAAATATTGAAGGCCAGTTTTGTTGTGGGTTTTCTTGTACAAATAAATAGTCATTACTGATACTCCGTAATAGTATTAGAGTAGTTGGGGATTCCAGTCCCGCGAACTACATCTTTATTTATCGTGAAGCATAAATAATACGTAGGAGATGATTTTATGCGATTACTAGAGGTGTTCGATCCGCCGATTCAGGGCTTTCAGGATGTCAACACTGACAACAGTAAACCTGTGTGGAGAACATCTCGTAAAACTAAACTTACACTAAAGCAAATCCGTAAACTAAGACGTATGCTTGATGTAAGAAATTATGAGAAAAAGAAGCATCTTGAAAAAGTAAAAAAACAATACGGGCCGAAGCCTGAAGCTGCTGGCGGAGCCGTAGCCTAAATAATTTATATAAAAATACCAAAAATGCAAAAAACTAGCACTTAATGAGTTGTTTTCTGGTATATGGTGTAAATAACTTTACAAAGCCATTTCTATCAGGAGACAATTTAATGGACATTAGAAAATATGAAAAGTTGATCAATCTAGTGATCAACGAAGACAAAGAAGCAGCCGACGCTCTTTTCCACGAAATCGTTGTTGAAAAATCACGCGAAATCTTCGAGTCAATTATGGCAGAAGAAGATATGGATATGGAAGAAGGAATGGGCGGACAAGTCGGCGATATGCTTGACGAGATTAACGCTGAAGAATCAGGCGTCATGGAAGACGAAGATGAAGCTGACATCGATTTTGACGATGAAGCTGAAGAAGACGGTGAGGACTTCACTCACGACCTCGAACAAGACCATGACGATGAAGAAGGTGTAGCACACGAAGAAATCGAAGACGCTGTAATACGCATCGAAGACAAGCTCGACCAGTTGATGGCTGAGTTCGAAGAAATCATGGGCGGCGACGATCATGATGCAGCAGACTTCGGTGGCGAAGAAGGCGAAGAAGACTTCGGCGGTGACTTCGGTGGCGAAGAAGAAGACGAAATGGACGAAGACATGATGATGGAAAACATCAATCTTCAGAAGGTTTCAGTCACTCACGGTGACAACGGCGCACAGACCAAGAGCCCAACTACATTCAATTCAGGTCAAGCTGGAATGGACAGCAAGCCAGTTAAGTTCTCTGGCGACGCAGAATCAGTCCCAACAAGCCCAAAGAAGCCAAGTGACTACTTGACTAAGGGCGAAGGTAATCTTCCAGGTGCAGGTAACTTCAAGAACGTACCGGGTAAGAACAACTTCAAGGATAAGGGCGATGCAGCACCTAAGCCAAAGCACGGTGATGATGGTTCTAACTTCCGTAGCCCAGTAGCAGAGTCAAGACGCCCTGCTCGTAGACCAGCACGTTAATAGGAATCTGAGAACAAATGGCTTTGTATCTTAGAGAGAATCTGACATTCGACCGCGCTAATATCGTGGTCGAGTCTGTGTCAGAAGGCGATGATAAACTGAAGTCCCTCTACATGAAGGGAATATTCATTCAAGGCGGGGTGAAGAACGCTAACGAGCGCATTTACCCCGTCAATGAAATCGAAAACGCTGTAGATACTCTCAACAAGCAAATTCATGAAGGCTATTCTGTTCTAGGCGAAGTCGATCACCCAGATGATCTTAAGATTAATCTAGACCGAGTTTCACATATGATCACTCATATGTGGATGGATGGTCCAAATGGTTTCGGCAAGCTAAAAATTCTCCCAACTCCAATGGGTGATCTTGTAAAGACGATGTTGGAGTCAGGGGTTAAGCTAGGTGTATCCAGTCGTGGTTCAGGTAACGTAAACGACATAGATGGCCGTGTCAGTGATTTCGAAATAATCACTGTCGATATTGTTGCACAACCAAGCGCACCAAACGCATATCCTAAAGCAATTTATGAAGGACTTCAGAACATGAAGTACGGTCATAAAGTACTTGAGATTGCTAAGGAAGCTCAAGGCAACAAACAAGTACAGAGATTCCTTGCTGAGGAAGTAAAACGCCTCATCAATGAACTCAAATTATAAGGGGAATTTATGACACTTCCGTATGTATATAAATGGACACAATTATCTACTGGAAAGTGGTATATTGGTTCACGTACTGCGAAAACGTGCCACCCTGATGACGGGTATATCTGTTCTAGTAGAATAGTAAAACCAATGATTGTCTCTGATCCAGAAGATTGGGATAGATCAATAATCGCAACTGGTGAAGTATATGAAATGTTGGAATTAGAAACCAAACTTTTAACTGAATCAGATGCGAAGCACAACCAAGAAAGTTTCAATCAACATAATGGAGATGGAAACTTTAAATTTAAGGGCGGCGTACCTCAAACTGATGAACACAAACTTAAATTAGNGTTGGCCAAAAAAGGAAGATTAGCTTGGAACAAAGGTCAACAAATGACTCCGGAATACTGTGAAAAACACGCAGCCGGACATAAAGGAAAACCAAGACCCAAGCAAACGCCCGAATCTAATGAATTGCGATCTTTAAAATTAAAGGGAAGAATTCCATGGAACAAGGGCAAAACAAGTAACAATGTTACTTATGTAGATAAAGGGACTAGATAAATGCTAGACGCCATAAAGCCACTACTAGAAAGCGGACTTATCAATGAGGACGTAGGCAGAGAACTAAACGAAGCCTGGGAATCCAAGTTGAATGAAGCTCGTAATCAAGTTCGTGCGGAACTCCATGAAGAGTTCGCACAACGCTACGAACACGATAGAATGGTTATGGTAGAATCCCTAGACAAGATGATCACTGCCCATCTCGCAGACGAAATTGCAGAATTTGCATCTGAGAGAGCAGCAATGAACGAAGACCGCGTAAAGAATCAAGTAAAGCTTCGTGAAAGTGCAACTAGGTTCAACGAGTTCATGGTTACTAAGTTAGCCGAAGAAATTCGTGAACTACGCACTGACCGTAAACTTCAAATGGAAAATCAGAAGAAGCTGGAACAGTTTATTGTTCACGCTTTGGCTCGTGAAATCAAAGAATTTGCTATCGATAGAGAAGCAGTTGTTGAAGCAAAGGTCAAGCTCGTTGCAGAAGGTCGCAGACAAATCGAAGCACTTAAGGAAAAGTTTATTGCTGAAAGTGCCAAGAAAGTCAGCGCAATGGTCGGAACACATCTTAAGGGTGAACTATCACAACTTAAAGAAGACATTAAAATCGCAAGAGAAAACAATTTCGGTCGCAAGATTTTCGAATCCTTTGCCGGTGAATTCTCAGTTACTTACCTCAACAGTAAGGCTGAAACTCGCAAAGCAATGAATGCCCTTGCATCCAAAGACCGTCAGCTTGCAGAAGCCAAGAAGCAACTACAACATGCTGCTAAATTGGTAGAAAGCAAGGACCGCGAAGTTCGNATTATTAAGGAATCAACTCAGCGTCAGAAGACAATGGATGAGCTATTGTCAACTCTCAATGANCAAAAAGCCGAAGTAATGAGAAGTTTGCTAGAAAGCGTTCAGACACCTAAGTTGAAGAATGCGTTCGACAAGTATTTACCAGCAGTACTCAATACTGGTGCAGCACCAAAGGCAGCAAAAGCTCCTTTGACTGAATCTGTTATTGTAGAGGCAACTGGTAATAAAACTGCCCAGAGACCAACTGAAGTCGATGAATACGAAAAAGACAACGTAATCGACATCAAGCGCCTGGCGGGGCTTTGATAAAAAGACATATTAGGAGAATATAAACATGTCAAAAGTACTATTAGAAAGCCGTTGGAGCGAAACTAAGGATGCTCTGCTAGAAGGCTTAAAGGGCAATCGTCGCTCAACTATGGGTGTTATCCTCGAAAACACCAAGAAGCAGTT